CCTGCTGTAGTAGTAATAGGAAGAGTAATAGTTGTTGCAGCTGCTGATGTGGATGTAATATATCCTACTTGAAGATTCTGTGCTGTAATAGTTGCTGTAGCATTGATTGCTACTGAAGGACCTGTTGGTACGAATCCGTTAGTTGAGGCAACGGGACCTGAAAAGGTTGATCTTGACATTTGAATTTCTCCATACAAAGTGAAGCTTATTAGTCGTGTATGCGTCTGCCGGGACAGTCTAATAAGCCGGATTTTTCCCGGAATACTAGGATACTACACTTATTAAAATGATTATACAACAGAAAAAGAAAAACCCTGGTGGAGGATGACACCAGGGTTTTCCGCCGAGCCAGTGCTACTTATGCAGCACCTTGAGAACCCCACATACCTAGTGGGTCAGACCAACCAAACGAGTAACGCTCACGAGCTTTGTAACGTACATTGCCTGTGTCGAAGTCGCCGTCCATAGAAGTAGTAAGCGGAGTTCTTTCGAAATGCTTCATACCGTTAGGAACATCAGTTGTAAGGAAGTACGCATCACCATCAGTTAAGAAGTGGTTTACAGTATATCCTTCTGGAATTGCACCGTTAGTACGTAGTGCGTTGATATCGTTATCAGCAGTAGCTACACGTAGCTCTGTATCTAATAGACGAGTCGCAACGAACTGCAACGAAGGTGGAATTACTAGTTTACGAGGTTTCGCTGCTATTAACAGTCCACGCTCATCAGTCCAAGCTGCAATTTGAATTACAGCATTTTCCAACGCTGTTTCGTTCAAGTCTGTAGCGACTGCTTGAGTGTTGCTGTTTACGCCACCAGAAACTAATGGGTGGTTAGCATTGAACAATGACACATTATCTCCACCAGGGAAAGCTGCGTTGAAGCCATTGTTTAAAACGTTGGCTGCGCGAACTTGCTTAGTGTTTGCCATTGAGCGAGCAAGAGCTTTAGTGTAACGAGCTGAAAGAGAATCATATAGATTATCTTCAACTGCTTCTTCAGTAAGACTGAAGCCTAGAGCAATTGTCACGTGGTTATAACGAGCTGTGAATGCTTCTTGTGCATTATCGTATGCAATTGCTGCGCCTTCACCTTTAACAGGTGCTGCCGCGAAGCCAGCTAGTTTAGTTTCTTCTTCAAAGCTTCTGTCCGAAGATTCTGCTTCGTAGATTTCTTTGTGTTCTTCACCATAACGCGCATATTCTAAACCGAATAAAGCATTAAGGCCTGGGAGTAACTCTTTTAAGAGTTGAGCTCTTGAAATTGCCATGATTTATTCTCCTTAGATACCTGTTGAGTTATTGTAAGAGTGAACACCAGCATTAAACTTAACAAGTAAGTCAGTGAAGTCGTCACCTACAGCCGATGTTGGGCTGTCTACAAAATCAACAATACGGAAAGCAAAAGCTGCCGTAGTATTTGTTGTAGCTGTTACTGCACTAGTAGAATTACCTGTAGTGGTACTTCCTGTGCCAGTAGCTTGTACCGCTGCTAGATGAGTATTCTGACCTAAGTCAACTGCTGTTACTGCTGCGTCTGCTTGTGCCATAAAGACTACATCAGGATCATCAACAATGTATGCTTGAGCGTCTGATGCAACAGTACCTGATGGCCAATATTGACTAAAGGTTAAGTTGCCTGTAACTGGGTCTGAGTAGGTACAACCCACAAATACACCAATTGTACCAGCGGGGAACGCTGCTGCTGCTCCACCACCGCCATTACCTGTAGTTACAACAATCTCAACTGTACCAGCGGCTACAATAGAAACTATTGAACCGTTGAAAATGTTGGTTGCATATCCACTAGCAATGGGTAGTAAGCGAGTAGAACCCGCATAAGGCGTACCACCAATGTGGTTTACGGCTTTAAGTCCGTAAGGACTAGCTGTAGATGCCATTTTCTTTCTCCATTAAAAGGTTTATTTTTAACCCCTTCCAAACTTTTCAGAACCTTCAGCAAACTTAGGCATTCTTGGATCGTTTTGATTCAGGTATGCTGCATCGACTGCTTCCGTCTGACTTTTAGTTTTATTATCAATATAAGCCTGACGTTGTTCCATTAGCTCTTTAGGAGCTTTACATAGTAATAAACCACCAATTTCAATATTGTTTTTATATTGTCCTTGGGGTTGAGTACCGGTTATAAGTTCTGGGTGCTCTGAATGTAGTACAGGTTCCCAGCCCTCACGCATTTTCGAAGATACGTTCATGTTATCCGGTTCATTTAATAGAGAGACTCTAACCCAACGATATACCCACCCTGGCTTCTGAGTAAACTCAGGTAATAATGCCGCAGGTTTCCATACGCGTTCTTTTTTAGGGTCTTCTCTTACTTCAACTTCCCGATCAGTTCTTTTAACTTTATCCATTTGCGTTCTCCGTTTTTATCATTTCTCGTGCATATTGTTCCGGTGTCAACCTAAACTTTTTAGCCAAAGCTAATTGAGTCTTGGTTAGTCGTACTTTTTTAGGCGCGGTACTGCGCGTAGCCGGTGCAACAACATTCGAAGGTTTGCGTTGGGCAGGTTTAACCTCTTCCAACGAATTATCCCCAAAGTTCTCAGGGAATCGCTTTTGCATAGTATCATTGATACTACGGTAATATTCATCAGAAGTGGGGTTTATACCGCTTTTGACAAGTTTTTCATGTACACCCAACGCCAACGCAGTCATCTCATCGTCTTTACCAAACCAAGGATTTGCATCTTGCCAAGCTTTTGCTTTAGCGTCTGGAGCTTGAGCATTTGGTTGTGGGGTATTTTGTTGAAAATCTACACTATTCTCAGGCTGTTGTACAGCTTTAAATTGTGGTTTTCTATCAACACTAGCAGATAATTTATATTGTGCCTCAGTCATTCTAGATTGAGCCTCAATAACCTTATCCGTATCTCCAACATCATAAGCCTCGCGATAGTCTCGTTTAGCTAGTGCCAGATCTTTTTCATGTGCTTCTCTAATTGCTTTTAAATAGTCTTCTTCACCACTACTGAGAGTAGTTTTCAAACCTTTATTTTCTTCTGCTACCTGACGCGCAAAACGAATAGCTTCTTCTCTTTCTCTATCAGCTTGTTCTTTAGCACGCCTTTCATCGTGATAAACTTTTTTAAGCTGCGCCATACGTTGTTTAACGCGATCAGAATAATCTTCTAAATTATCATTCTCTAGTTCGTCAACAATCTTTTGCGGTAAAGGTTCCTTCCCTTGATCTTCAAGAGGTGTATCATCTTCTTCCTCTATTTCAATTTCAGGTTCAGCTGCACGTGGTTTCTCTTGTACAACTCGCTCGACATCTGCGGTAGATTTTTCGGGTTTAGAAGCTTTGCTTTCTTCTGTACTAACTTCTACTTCTTCGCCCTCCATCTCTAATTCTTCCGGTATTTCATTTACTATCTTTGTCATCTTGCTCTCCATTTATTGCACTGATAAATAAATCAGTGTTTCGATTGCCTTTAGATAAATTCCAATACTCAGGAACTACCTGAAGGTTTGTGAGACAATGTCTGCCCCCTTTGCTTAGTGGTACGATATGATCTACGTGCCACTTGAACTCAAACATCTCTTCGCGTAATTTAGCTAAAGAGTACATTTCTTTTAATATCCATTTATCATCAGATGTATGAATATCATTTACTTTCTTTTGCGTTGCCTTTCTTGTTGCTTTATAAGCATTTACTTTTTCTGGATTAGCTTTTCTCCAAATACTTACACGTATTCGTTCTTGTTCAGTATGTTTCTGGTAATAGATTTTATGGCTCTCTAATACCTTTTCTGAATTAGCCTCTTTCCAAGACTTTCTCCAGTTATATGCTTTTTCTCGATTCGCTTTATAGTAAGCTCTTCGTTGTTCCGCGCTTTTCCAGCCAGACAAAATTATGCTCTTGCATATCCACGAGGGTCACTAACCACAGCTTCTACAGTATCGTCATTAATAATACGAAACTCTTTACCGTGGATCTTTATGCGTGTTCCTGAATAAGCACGGGTAATTACAAAGTCACCTTCTTTACACCAAGGACCAGAAGGAAATCTATCTTTATCTTTGTAAGCTAAATCACCCAAGGACATAACAAATAGAACAACCGTAGAATGTTCTTCAATTTTTTTAGCTCCATCAGCTTTTAGTATTCCACTTTCATAAGCGTCCTCAACTTCGGGCACAGCGCATAAAATACGGTAGCCCTTAACTTCAGGTAGTTGTTTAGCTAAGTTGTCCATTGCTTCTTCTTTTGAAACAGCTGCATCTTTTTTTGCTTTAGCTTTAGATTTAATTGGAGCGCCTCCAGGAGACACTAAAGTTTTTTCGCTCGTTGCTATTTTATTCATTTGCTCACCACTGAATCAGTAGGACTAGATTCGAAATCTTCATCCTGTTCTTTGTTAGTTCTAAGTAGTTCAGATATAAAACTTTGAACCATGAGATACCCACGGACTTCTCCGCAGGCGTGTTGATAGCCACCGAAATCTTTAGCCTTTCCTGCACTAAGATCCTCTTGAATTATCTTTCGCCGTTCTTCAATTTGCGCTGATAGTAACATTAGCGTTTCTTTCATTTTGCATTCCTCTAGTTGGTTTTTAAATTAATTATTCATCTTGTTGAATTTCTGTATCTTCTACTTCAGTGTTACTGCGTAGTCTTTCTTCTTCTGCGCGTAACTGCATATCAAGCTCTTTACTTAAACCTTGAGCGCCTAACTCAGCACTTTTTAGTACTGCTTTAGCCTCATTATTTTTCTGCTCCATTTGAGCTTCAGCACCAATCTTAGCGCCTACTATTGACTCTTGTGATTCTATTCTTTGTTTTTCTAATATTAAGTCTCGCTCAAATCCAGACTCCATTTTATATTTATCAAACTCTAACTTAGCTTTATCAAGCTCAATATCTGCCATAGTTTTCTGAGCTTTAACTTGTGCTTCTTGTTGTTTGATCTGAAGCTCTGCTTGTTGCATTTGGATTAACGGGTCTTGCTGTTGTTGTTGTGCTTGCTGTTGTTGTGCTTCTGCTTGACCTTTCTGAAGCAGTTGCTCTCCAGCCCGTGCTACAAGACGAGATAGTTCTACCTCTACGCTTTCTGGTAATACTTCATCAGGAGCTGGTAGTGGAACACCAAGTTGTTCTTCTATTTGTTTACGATATTCAAATGCTATATGTTCAGCTACGTGTGCTTCCATTGCTGCAATAATTGCATTAGCTTTCGTACTCTGTCCTATCATCTCACGAATCTTAGGATCATTTATAAAGGCCATGTGTGTAGTAATGTGAGCTTCCTGATCTTGGTATATAAATGCTTTAACGGGTTTGCCATTAATAAGGTTCATATTCTCTGTAACAGGGTTTGCTTCTTTTATATCTTCTTTATCGGGTATTAGCTTATCTATATTTTTAATGCCTAATACTTCTAACATCTGACGGTTTAGTACGGGTAAGTCGTAGATGTCTGGGTTTGTTTGTGCAAGCTGCATAACCGCTTG